TTGAGCCATCAGCGTGCGCTAGAGAGCGCGAGAAAGGGAAGCATGAGCATTAAACCTATTTTATTCAACACTGATATGGTCCGGGCAATACTGGACGGTAGAAAAACGGTGACAAGACGAGTAGTTAAGCCGCAGCCGATGGGATACTTTGAGGTCAATGATAATCCAGTGTTCTTATATGACTTTGATCCAATAGCAGAAAGGGTGTATTCACCATATCAGCCAGAAGATATCCTCTATGTTCGGGAAACGTGGCATAAATACATTAAGCGTGTTGGCAAAGGTGAGGGATGCCACTTAGCTGAATTCTACGGATATAAGGCAAGTGTTAAAAACTCAGAAGATTCAAATACGCCGTGGAAACCATCAATCCACATGCCAAAAGAAGCCGCTCGTATCTGGTTAAAGGTAACAAATGTACGGGTGGAGAAATTACAGGATATCACAACCGACCAAATTATTGCAGAGGGCGTTAAAACAGAAGAACCTTTCAGCTTAAACGGAACGGAAAAGAGATATGCGTTTTCTCAACTATGGGATTCGACAATCAAGAAAGAAAATATTAATCGTTACGGATGGGAAGGAAACCCGTGGGTATGGGTAATAGAATTTGAGCGGTGCGAAAAGCCGCAGGAGGTTGAGCAGTGACAACAAACCAGAAAATCAGATACATAGCACACCACTACGGCTACGAATCACAAAGCCGCCAATGCATAGAAGAGTTGGCAGAACTGACACAGGCAATTAATAAGTTTTGGAGAGCAAAAGAAAACCTTATCAAAACCGGAAAGGCCAGGGAGTTGGTAGAAGCTGAAAGAAATGTTGCGGAAGAAATCGCAGATGTTGCAATAATGGTCGCACAGCTCCAGGAGTTACTTGGGATTGATGATGAGCGGATCATGAAAATTGTGGATATGAAACTGGACCGGGAGATTATGCGGATAAGAGAAGCGATGTAAACCCATATTTAACGGAGTAAAGGAGGATCTATGAGGAAAGAAACAGAATCAAATATCAATGAGGTGTACCACAATGTTAAGCCTCATTTAAATGAAGAGAGAACTACAGAAGAACTAAGAGAAATGTGCCAAAATTGCGAAGCGTACTGCGGATCAGAGCATGCTTATGAAGAATGCGAAAATAAAATGTGCTTTAAATGTTGGCTGGCATTTAAGTATTTGGAATGGAGTAATGGTTTTTGAAGGAGGAAGCAATATGGAAGCTGATGAAAAGGTTGTTATAACCAGAGAACAGTTAAGAACATTAAGAGACGGCCTTTGTGTGTGGAATACAATTGTCTTGGACAGTTTAACCGAGAGAGGACGGACAAAATTGTATGATGCGCAGGATCTAGTGGAAAGACTGTGGAATAACAAGCAGGAAGGAGCGTAAAATGCTTTTTTATGAATATTTCAAAAGCTGGGTTGATGCATATAAAGCTGGGACAGTGGCAGAGGTAACATTGTCAAAGTACCGGATGACATATATGCGGCTGAAAGAACTGGCTCCCACACTGGATTTGTCAGTAATGGGACGTAGGGAATACCAGCAATTAATAAACGATTATGCACTTACTCATGAGAAACAGACCACTATGGATTTTCACCGTCAATTAAAAGCCTGTCTCTTAGATGCTTACGACGAAAAGATAATAGAGCGTGATCCTACCCGAAAAGTAGTAATCCGGGGCAAGATGCCATCAGAGAAGAAAATGAAATATTTAAACAGGGATGAACTACAAAAGTTACTTAATGTGCTGCCGCTCCACTCTGACAAGGCGGGATTCGATTGGCTCATATTGCTTCTGGCAAAAACGGGCCTCAGGTTTGCAGAGGGGTTAGCATTAACACCGAATGATTTTGACTTTTCCAATAAAAAGATAAGGGTGAATAAAACCTGGAATTATAAATCTGCAAGCGGAAGGTTCATGCCTACAAAAAATCAATCCTCTGTGAGAGAAGTATCAATAGATCCCGGTTTATCGGATCAGTTTGAGCAGCTGATCAAAGGTTTTCCGGAAGATGAACCGTTTTTCTTTGATAAGGCGGATCGGGTATTTAATTCCACCTTGAATAATTATCTGGAAAGATATTGCAGGGAGGCAGGCGTGCCGGTGATCTCTGCACATTGTTTAAGGCACACACATGCTTCCGTCCTGCTTGCTGCGGGAGTATCAATTCCGAGCGTTTCTAAAAGATTAGGGCATTCGAACGTCACTACAACGCAGGATACATATATCCACATCATACGGGAGCTGGAGGAAAAGGATAAAAATAAAGCAATGGACTGCATGTCCAGTTTGTGCGGATAGGAGGCGGCAGAATGTCACGTGATGTTTGGGGGACTTATGTTTCTCCTGATGATTACATAAATGCCGCAAAATCGGGAATATGCAGGCAGACGGTTAATTCCAGGATTGCAATGGGGTGGAAAGTAAAAGATGCAATTTCCACCCCTGTAATGGAAACAAGTGAAGAGTACAAGATAAACAAGCAATTGGCGGAAAAGAATGGGATTAATGCAGATACCTACAAGCGGAGGATACAAAGAGGCTGGACACCGGAAGCGGCAGCAGTTACACCACTGGTAAGTAGAGCGGAAAGCATTGCAAGGACCAGAAAAACAAGGCAAAGAGTAATCCCAAAAGACGTGGTGACCCTGGCAGAAAGTAACGGGATATGTTACAGCACTCTATACAGCCGCATCCAGATTGGGATTCCAGCAGATCAGGCTGCAACCAAACCAGTAGTCACTACAAAGAACCACCCATGGAGGAAATGTGAGACTGATAGGGTAAATTTGATCATGCAAAAAAAGCAGATCAATTAAATTAGTATTTTTCCAAGTAGAAAGGCAAAGTGAAATATGAAAAGGTTGACCAATAATATTAAATTGGGATTTCAGGATTCCAGTAAGTTGGCAAGTTATCCAGGTCTATGGGATCGTTTAAAAAAGTATGAGGATACTGATCTGGAGCCAGAAGATATGCATAAGGCGAAACCACTTGATGAATGGTATGAGGAAGATGGAGATTGTCTCTGGTGGAGTTTTCCAATTGAAGAGCCACCATATTGTGGCACACCTTTGGACTGCGACTTTCCAGACCATGTAACGCATTTTACAAAGTTTGTTATTCCACAAAACTGAGATTTGCATGATTAACCATATTCCTGACACCGGGAAAATGGTGTGAAAGGGAAGAAACAATAAAACTATAGGTACAGCTTTTACAAAGGGGGAAAGAAAATGAAAGAGAGGATTATCAATGAAATCTTAATGCAAATGGAGCCACATATCAATACTGAGACATTGAGGATACTAGAAACAGTTATCATTAAGGCTCTGTATTATGTGGAAGTTCAGAAGAAGGAAACGGAGCTGTCCACGGAATTGGACGATAACTTATACCTGTTGCAGATGTATGAGATGAACGTCCGCAAAGACGGACTGAGCGATAAGACTGTCAGGGCATATATGGGAGCCATGAAAAATATGCTGTGCGTTACTGACAAGAACATACGCCATATCACGGCTGTGGATATCAAGTATTACCTGGACATGTATACCGGCAAGGGAAATTCCACTAGGACCGTAAATAATGAGCGCCGATTCCTCTCAGCAGTTTTCACATGGTTCCGTAAGCATGGTGTTATCAGCACAAACCCGGTTGAAGCTGTACCAGTTAAGAAAGAACGTAAGCCGCCTATTGATTACCTGAAAGGTGTGGAAATTGAACGGTTAAGAGTAGCCTGTACTAATCCGAGAGAGCGGGCATTAATGGAGTTCCTGCTTAGCACAGGTGTGAGAATCGGAGAGGTACCTCAGCTGCGTAAGCAGGATATTGACTGGAGTACCGGAGAGATTGTGATATATGCGCATAAGACTTCTGATTACCGGACCGTCTATTTAAACGATGTTGCCAAGGTCCACCTGGAAAAGTATCTGGCTTCCAGGAATGATAACAGCGAAGCATTGTTTGCACGGGTAAGAGCTCCATACAATGCGGTCAATGAGGACGGGTTAAGGTTGGTTATCAAGCAGATCGGAGAAAAGGCAGGATTAAAGCGCAGAGTATACCCTCACCTCTTCCGCAAGACTATGGCGACCACGCTCAGGATCAAGGATTGTGCGATTGAGGATATTCAGCAGATACTTGGACACAAGGACGCATCAACAACACTTGGATTCTATGCGGCAGCCAACGGGGAGCACTTAAGGCAGGTACATAACAGATATATGAGCATTGGAGCGTAAAGGAAAGGGTAATCACATGAAAAACAAATTAATGAAAGCAGCAATCATACTGATTAAGTTATACGTATTATACGTCTTTACCATAGCCGGTATGTTGGCAATGATGATAGGCATAGCAAAGCCGGTCCTTGGTATTGGGGGCGTGGTTGTGGCAGCGAGTGTATTGTCTATTCTGAGTATTGGAGGTGGAGCAAATGACAGCGGCAGAAATGAAGATGATACATGATCGGGAGTATTACAGTATGCGAGCTGCAGTAGCAGAACGGGCCGAGAACCAGATCAGCCAGATCAGGACAGTGATTGCAATACATAAGCAAAATCACAGTGACACCATGGTAATGACACATGACCAAAAGAAAAAGGCAGAAGAACAGTGTGCATGGAAGGCCTTGGATAATATTGAAAAAGAGATTGAAGCTATTATAGGGCAGGAGGGATAACGATGCAAGGAATCAAGATATATGATGTTTTTGATAATGGTGAATGGATAGGCAGCTATACGGCTGATGCTATAACTAAGTTATACAAGGTGCCAAGAGCTATGATTATGGCATATGCAAGTTCGGGGACAAGAGCGCAGAGAAGATATACTTTCGCTTCGGTAATGTCAATAGAGAAAGGTTCTGGTTTGGATAAGTGGAAAGCAGAATGGGACAGGGCTAGGCTGAAATTACTGGAAACAGGGGGGAATGGAAATTGATTATAGACAATGACATAAAGAAAGATTACTTAAGGCAGTATCAAAAAAAGAAGCTTGCTGTCAGAGATATTGAACTGGATATAGAAAGCACTAGGGAAGAAAAAATGTCAGCATCTGCAGGTATGGGAGATGGAATGCCTCACGGGAATGAAAAGACAGATTTATCAAACTACATAGTTGCTTTAGAAGAAAAAGAACAGATGCTCATAAAGGCAAGATATCACAGGGTTAAGTGCTATACATGCGTTTTTAACAATATTGAAAGGTTAGAAAACGAAGACGAGAAAAGAATACTTTATTTAAGATACATAAAGGGCCTGAGATGGGAGGAAATCTGCATAGAAGCAGGATATGAATGGACGTGGGTACACACATTGCACAGGAGAGCACTGGAACATCTTGAAATAGTAAAGCCTAAATAAAGTGTGAATAGAAGTGTACACTGCTTCCGTGCTATACTGTAAATGGAACAAGTGAATCATAAAACCCCTTATGGTCACTAGCAAGTCCGACTAGTCTTGACGGACTATAATATCGAAGGCGCACCTGGCAATGCGGTGCTAATAGATTGCCAGTCTGACCCAACCTTTCCAGACTATAAACTGAACTCTAAGGTAAGTCTGACTTTCCATTACCAGACTATAAACAATAAGGCGTGCCGGTGAATCCGGCATATCGGCGCATAGTTCAGCGGCAGAACAACAGTAATCCCCCTGACTGGAAACCCTGGTTCGAAACCAGGTGCGCGGATTAAAAGGCTGGGTTCCCGAATGGGAGTAGGTCGAAAGACTTAGAATTCCTTTGCCTTGGCTCCTGATGGCTTGCTGGCGTAAGCTAACGCATAATAACTATAGATAAAAGCGTATCAGGGCTCGGTTCGATTCCGAGAGGGGCCATGTCGAGAAAGAAAAATAGCTACACAAGTAGTGACGGAACGTAGCCAATAGACGGCAGTATGCAAATTCGGATTCATAATCCGGCGTTCCGATTCGTTCACTCATAATACACCTCCTTTTGGAAACACCTGTCTTGGTTATGCGGTGATGGATGTTTTCTTTTGGTAAAATTTGGTGTATGATGATAGAAAAACACAGGGGGTAATGCAATATGGGAAAATTAGAAGAGCATATAGAGTGGTTAATCCAGGACCAGTTTCCATACGTAAAAGCTCAAGAGGGCTGGTGGATTCAGAGAGACGGGAAAGAGGTATGGTTGAGAGATATGGAAGGTAGTCACCTCCATAGTTGTGTAGGAACTATTAATCGAGACTTAAAAAGTGATGTACCAGATGAGATTAAGCAATTAATGCGTAAGAAAAAGGAAGAGTTAAGGAAAGAGAACGCAAGGAGAGTACAATAATTAACAGAGATAACAAGTGTGCATTTATTCCAGTATAAGAGGCGGACAATCCCGTCTCTTTTTAATACATAAAAACAACACAAGTGAGGTGGTGAGGCTTGGCAAGAGCACCAGATGAGATTAAAGAGAAAGCCAAGGAACTCTATGAGAGCGGCGTAATGCTAAAAGACATAGCTAACCAGTTAGATTTACCAGAAGGTACGGTACGGTCATGGAAGAATAGAGGGAAATGGAGTTGCAACGCAACGCAGGAAAAGGAATGCAACGTTGCAAAGAAAACGAAACGCAACAAAGCAGAAAAGAAAGCTGTGGCTAAAGAGATTGAGTCAGTAATGAGTAATGAGGACTTAACCGATAAGCAACGGCTTTTTTGTATTTATTACAGCAGGTCATTTAATGCAACACAGAGTTATAAAAAAGCCTATGGTTGCAGCTATGAAGTAGCTCTTACAGAAGGCCCGGCATTAAAGAATAATCCTCGTATATCCTCGGAAATAAAAAGATTGAAACAGATAAAGCTTTCCGAAGCATATCTAGAACCGGGAGACGTCTTCCAGAAGTACATGGATATAGCCTTTTCTGATATCACGGACTATCTGTCGTTCGGGCAGGAAGAAGTACCTGTTATGGGAGCGTTCGGGCCAGTGGTTGATAAGGAAACAGGTGAAACGCTCACCAAGATTGTGAACACCGTGAAATTCCGTGAAAGCTCGGACGTAGACGGCACGATCATATCTGAGGTGAAGCAGGGGAAGGACGGCGCAAGTATAAAACTTGGTGACCGCATGAAAGCCCTTAACTGGCTTACGGATCATATGGACATGGCAACGGCTGAACAACGGGCCAGGATAGCGCAGATTAAGACACAGACGGATAAGCTAAAAGGTAATGATGATGATACAGAGAAAACGGGTCTAGGTATGCTCGATGAAACCCTTAAAACGGTAAAGGAGCTGATGGCAGATGCAGATAAATGATTTATATAGCAAAAAGCAAATAGAATATGTACTTAATGCCAATCAGCGGTGGAACTTTAAATCAGGTGCAACACGTTCTGGAAAAACCTATATTGACACTGATATGATAATACCTTCACGCATAAGGGAGAGGGCAGGAAAAGACGGGCTGAATGTTATCCTTGGCGTCACAAAGGAAACCATTGAACGTAATGTGCTAACCCCCATGCGTGATAAATTTGGTCAAGCACTTGTTGGAGAGATTAATAACCGGAATGTCTGCCGGCTGTTTGGAGAAAACGCTTATTGCCTGGGTGCTGAAAAGGTGAGCCAGGTTTCCAAGATCCGCGGTGCCTCGTTTAAATATGTTTATGGTGATGAGGTAGCAGAATGGAATCAGGAAGTGTTTCAGCTTTTAAAATCAAGACTTGATAAACCGTATAGCTGCTTTGACGGAGCATTAAACCCAGAATATCCACACCACTGGCTTAAAAAGTTCCTTGATGATACAAAAAAGCTCTATCTCCAGGAATATACGATATTTGATAATCCTTTTCTTGATCCGGATTTTGTAAAAGCTCTCTGTGATGAATACGAGGGGACCGTTTATTATGACCGTTATATCCTTGGGAAGTGGGTGCGGGCAGAAGGAGCAATCTACAGGCGGTTTGCTGACAATCCGAAACCATGTTATTGCAGGGTAGTGGATTCCGTCAGTGGAGATATTGGAGTAAAGCAGATTCTCAGATCAAGCATAGCAGAAATATGCATAGGCGTTGACTTTGGAGGGAACAAATCAGGCCATGCATTTACTGCAGCAGGAAAAACCAGGGGATATAGGGAATTGGTTGCTCTCGGCTCAGAACGTCATTTTGGAGATTATGACAGCAATGATATTGACCGATTGCTGCTGGAGTTTATGGATAAGATAATCGCACTTTACGGACCAATAGATTATGTGTATTGGGATAATGCAGAGACTGTATTAGGAAGAGGAATTACAAGGGCGATTGATGAGAGGTTTCCGCAAGTTATTGTCCGCCCAGCTTGGAAGGAGATCGTTAATGACAGAATACATTGCTTAAACAGGCTAATGGGGCTTGGAAGATTCTTTTATACTGATGGGTGTGACACGCTAAAAAAAGCATTATCAGAAGCTGTTTGGAATGAAAAGGCAGAAAAGGATGAGAGATTAGATGACGGTAGCACAGATATAGATAGTCTTGATAGTTTTGAATATACATTCGAGCGAGATATGAATCGTTATATTGCAGGGTAGGTGATGTTATGTTTGATGGCATAAAGAAATGGATTGATAAGGTGGTGAGAAAAATGATCCCAGTAAAAGACATAGGCGCGGCCATAGGCAAGGAGCCGGCTATTTCAAGTCAGATGATAAAATGCATATCGGAATGGGATAAAATGCTGAAAGGTGAAGCAGACTGGATCGACCATGATGCAATCCATTCCCTGCGCCTTGAATCCGGTATAGTGAGTGAGTTTGTTAATATCGCTTTAAACGAAATGGATACCAAAGTCAGCAATGATAAACTAAATGAGTTATACCAAACTGTTTTAGAGACGCTTAATGAAAACCTGCAGAGCGGACTTGCTCTTGGATCCATGATTATAAAGCCGCTGGGAGGAAACGCTTTCCAATATGTGACCGCAGATAGTTTTGTTCCGGTGGAGTTTGATTCAAAAGGCAGACTTATAAAGGTTGTGTTCCTGGATACGAAGCCGATCAATGATACAAAGTGTTACCGCAGGCTGGAATATCATTCCCTTGATAAAGATGGCTTAACAATAACAAATACTGCTTATGAATGCAATGACAGGAACAGTCTGGGGACAGAGGTCAACTTGAAGGTTATAGAGGAATGGAGAGGGCTTCCGCCATATATCAATTACCCCTTGATGAACCGGCCTGATTTTGGATACTACAGGAATCCGATCAAGAATGATATAGACGGATCCTTCTGTGGGGTATCCATATTTGACAGTGCCAAGCAGTTAATAAAACAGGCCGATATTCAGTATGGTCGGCTACTATGGGAATTCGAGAGCGGAGAGCGGGCGATCCATACAAGTATTGAAGCCATAAAAAAGAACCTGGCAGATAACGGACAGATCGTGGAAGGGGTTGCAAAGCTTAATAAACGGCTATACCGTGGATTGAATATAGAATCCAAGGATAAGCAGTTTTTTGATGATTTCACACCGGAATTCAGAGATGAAAACATCATTAATGGTCTATGCTATCACGAAAGAAAGATAGAGTTTAATGTTGGGCTGGCCTATGGTGATATCTCAGATCCATCAGTCATTGAAAAGACAGCTACCGAAGTAATTGTGGCCAAAAAAAGAAAGTACAACATGGTTACAGCAATACAAAAGAACTTGAAAGACTGCCTGGAGGATATGGTTTATGCTCTGGCTTTTTATAATGGCCTTACTCAAACAGGGTATGAATTTATATGTAACTTTAAAGATTCCATACTTGTTGACGAAGAAACCGAACGCAAGGAAGACCGGCAGGATCTTGCAGCTGGTATCATGCGACCGGAGGAATACCGGGCTAAGTGGTATGGCGAGACCGAAGAACAGGCAGCGGAGAGGCTTCCAAGTCCAGCACTAACAGAGGAATAATAAGGCGGAGGGGGTGAGCATTTGACACCAGATGAACTAGAAAAGCTTCCGAAACCAACAGAGCGAATCATGACAGCCATGGAAATGTCTATCATGGCGGAGATTGTGGAGCGCATAGAAAACGCAGGATTAATTACACCACTCATTGACTGGACACTTGGACGTGTGGTTGCCATCGGTGAAAGTAAGGCAAGGATTAAGAAGATAATCAGCAAAGCCCTGAAGGACAGCGATCTCCAGATTGATAAACTCTATGAACATGCCGTAAAGTCCGACTATGTCACGAATAAGGAGCTTTATCAGGCTGTAGGAAAGGATTATATACCGTATCAGGAGAATAAATGGTTGCAGCAGGTCATATCCGCAATCAGGGAGCAGACAAAAGACAGTCTCCGACCTATGGAGAACATCACACAGACCACAGGCTTCAATGTAAAGATGGGGAAAGAAACGGTATTTACCCCTCTTTCTGAATATCTGGAACGAACTCTGGATAATGCCATGACTGAAATAATCACAGGAGTGAAAACCTACAGTCAAGCCATAAATGGTGTGATTGATGAAATGACTTCCAGCGGATTGCGTACCGTTGATTATGCCTCTGGCCGGTCGGACCGTGTAGAGGTAGCTGCCCGGCGCGCTGTTATGACCGGAGTGGCACAGTTAACTGACAAAATTAATGAAAGTAATGCCAAGGAGTTAAACACGGACTATTGGGAAGTGGAATGGCATATGGGAGCCAGAAATACAGGCACCGGCTTCATGAATCATCAGAGTTGGCAGGGCAAGGTTTATAGTTCAGCAGAAATGCGGACGGTGTGCGGACTTGGTGAAATGTTGGGTTTTGGTGGAATCAATTGCTATCATATACGATTTGCATTTATCCCTGGAATATCTAAAAGGAAATACACCGATGAATGGCTATTGGAGCAGAACCGCCGCGAGAACACAAAGAGAACATTTAACAGAAAAGAGTATGATACATACGGCGCCATTCAGTACCAAAGAAAGCTTGAACGTACGATCCGAAAACTAAAGCAGGATATCAAACTTCTGAAAAAAGCAAAAGCGGATCCAGACGACATATCAGCAGTTAAAATCAGGCTGCGCCTTGCTTCCAAGACCTATACGGACCTATCAAAAGAAATGGATATTCCACAACAACTGGAAAGAATCTATACCCCCAAAACTGCTTCCATGCAGTAGAAAGGCGGTGATCCTAAATATCTCCCATTAAGGCGCAGGGTAATGCGTCTTATTTTTATACCAATTTGTCCGGAATGACGTAAAACTATCAATCGTGTGGGAGCGAACCCGTATAAAAGCGTAGCGAGAAAGGAGTACATTTATGAAACGGAAATTTTTAGAGGATTTAGGCCTGGAAAAAGAAGTGATTGATAAAATCATGACTGAAAACGGTAATGATATTGAAGTAGTTAAGGCCGATTACGGAACCCTGGAGCAGAAGAACAAGGAACTGGAGGAAAAGCTTACTACGGCAAATAAAACCATCGAGGGCTTTTCAGACTATGAGCAGACAAAGCAGGCCGCAGAAGAATATAAGCAGAAGCTGGAACAGACAGAACAGAAGTATGCACAAGAAGCGGTAGAGAGAACTTTTCATCAGTCTTTGGAAAAGGCAATTACAGAAGCCGGAGGAATTGATGATGTAGCGATCAAGGCCCACATGGACGTCAAGACCCTTATGGAATCAAAAGATCAGAGTAAGGATATCTTATCCGCAATTGAATCTATCAAAGCAGAGAAAGGATATCTGTTCGGGAAACAGGAGCCAATAACTGTGGCCGTTACAAAAACAGGCGGAACTAAAATAACGGATATCACCCCGGAGACATTTAAGAAGATGGGGTATAAGGAACGGCTGGAATTAAAAACAGCCAATCCACAAAAATATGAAGAATTGAGAGGTAATTAATATGCCAGGTATTATTTTTGGAATTCCTTTTGAAGAGGAAATATTTTTAGATTTATGGAGAGAGGCACCAGACCCGTATTTAACGGCAATGATTGAAAGTGGCGCTGTTGTGGAAGATTCTGAGATTGCCGGAATGATACAGAGTAAGGGTAATCAGTATACGATTCCTTTTTACAACACGTTATCAGGGGAAGATCAGAACTACGATGGACAGACGGATATCACGGTAGAAGAAGTAGGCGGAGGATTTCAGACTGGCATTGTATATGGCCGATCAAAAGGATTCTTTGCCAGGAACTTCACTGCTGAATTATCCGGAGCGGATCCAATGGGACATATCGCGAGTACTATAGCGAAGTACTGGCAGAAGCGCAGACAGGGCCGCCTGATTGGTGTAACAAATGCAGTATTTGATATTACCGGAGCCAGTGGGTACCGAAAGGTATGGAATGATACCCATATACTTGATTTATCCTCTGCCACGGCAGAAGCAAGGAAGATTAAAGAAACTGACTTAAATGATCTTGCCACCTTGGCCTGCGGAGATAACAAAGGGGCTTTCGGTTTGGCGATTATGCACTCCAGTGTTGCCAATACGCTTGAGAATCTACAGCTACTGCAATATCGTAAATATACAGATTCGTTAGGAATCCAGAGAAAGATGCAGATTGCCGATATCAATGGATTTACGGTTCTGATTGATGATGGTGTCCCGGTAGAGGCAGTGGGAGGCACAGAAGACAATAGCGGTCTTTACCGATATACGACATACTTGTTTGGCTCTGGTGTCATTAGGACTGCCAAAGGACGGGTTGATGTACCGGTTGAGACAGTAAGGGAAGCAAAGAAAAACGGAGGGCAGGATGAACTGATTACCCGTATGAGGGAAACGATTCATCCAAACGGTTTTAATTTCACCATTCCGTCTTCTGGCTGGACTCAGTCTCCAACCGATGTACAGCTTTTCAATAAAGCCAACTGGGATATCAAGTTTGATCCTAAATCAATCCCAATGGCAAAGCTTATCACCAATGGTTAATTAGAGATAAAGGAGGCCGGAGCTGATGAAAGTCTACGCTGATGATGCATTTTATAAAAATTCATATTTGCTCGGAAGGAAGCCGGTTATCAGCGCCGGCTTTTGCTTCTATGCCAGGAGTGCCAGCCGGATCATGAACAGCCTTACATTCGGGAGAATTGATAAGCTGAATGATTTGACCGATGATATCAAGATGTGTTGTTGTGAGATTGCAGAGTGTTGTTATACCAATGAGAAAGAACGCAAGGCCGCTGGAGGTAAAACTTCCGAAAAGATTGGAACTTATTCTGCTACATTCTCCGAAAAGGCGCTTACGGACACAGATGTTAGTGCCTCAGACGCTTACCGGATCATGAATAAGTGGCTCAGCGAAACCGGGCTATTGTACAGGGGGATTTAATATGTTTACCAACGCAGACACAACAATGTATTTGTACAGCAAGGAAAACGGTGTAGATAAGTATACCAGGCTCCCGATTGAGGGCGTGTACTGGGAGGAAATATCCCAGTCTACACTACTACGGACAGGAGAAAGAAACTCTGCTTCTGTTCTCTTGGTGATTCCTCTGGAGAGCCTTGAATCTCCTGTTGAATTTACACCGGGAAAAGACCTGGCTGTAAAAGGGATCATTGAAGATGAAATCGACAGCGGTTCACAGGCTGCCTTGTCAAAATCTTTGACAGCATTTAAAGCAGCCCATAAGTTTATTACGATAACATCGGCAGATGCAAAACTGTATGGAAGCGAAGCAGTACAACATTATGAGCTTTCCAGTAAATAGGAGGCGGTAGGGTGAAAGTTGAACTTGATATGCTCCCCAAAGAAGAACTATTAAAACGCCGTGGTCTACAAGAAGGTGGCCCGGTACAGAAATTCATAGATAGCGAATCCATGCGGTATATGAGCGATTATATGCCACGTAGACAAGCCGGAGAGCTGGAACACATGATGGTGCTTGGAACGGTCATAGGATCCGGCCAGATTGATATACCAGGACCATACGCTCACTATCTTCATGAAGGAATCCTGTTTGTTTCACCAACAACCGGAAGCCCTTGGGCCAAGAAAGATGAAATCAAGATTCCTACGGGCAGGGAATTACAGTATACTGGTGCCCCTATGCGCGGAAAGAAGTTCTTCGATCGCATGGCTGCTGACCATAAAGAAGATATCCTGGAAGGTGCACAGGCAGTTGCAAACAGGGGAGGTTGAACATGACCATTATTGATTTTATGAGAAAGAAACTATCAGAGTATCCGAAGATACAGGAGTTTCTTGCAGGAGAAGAATTACATATTGATTTTACGGACCCCGATGCAACCAGTTACGGCCTATCCAGTGCCGGAGATACCCTTGTAAATGAAGATATATTGGGAAATCAGCAGCGCAGGCACACGTTTATGCTATATGCCGTGTGTCCGTCTTTTACTGATTATTGTCGAGTGGCAAACAGTAATTTCCTTCTGGAGCTGGCTTACTGGCTGGAACGGCTCCCAGAAGAGGACGGAATTCAGGTTGATACCGGTGATGAAATACTGACCGGAAGATTTATTAAAGCAACCACAGCCAATGCCATGGCTATGCAGCCCATGGGATCAACCGTAAATGATGGCGTACTGTACCAGATACAGATTTATGCCTACTATAAAATAGATATGGAGGAATTTTAAATATGGCAGTTACAGGTAAAATTAAGCGCCAGTTTATGGCACACTACATTAATGCCGCTAAGCCAGGAGATCCGGCAGAGTATCAGAGACTTGGAAAGGATCTGGAAGAGTATAAAGTAGAGATGAACGCCAACGTTGAAACCAAGAATAATATTCTTGGAGAAACATCAGTGATCCTTGACAGCTATCAGCCGCAGGCCAGTGTAGAACCATATTATGCAGAAGTCGGGAGCGCATTATTTGAAAGGCTTCAGGATATCATTGACGAGCGTCAGACCCTTGATGAATTAGTGACTGATGTTGTGGAAGTTCATACATGGGAAAGCCCAACAGCTGGAAAATATACAGCCTATAAAGAAGAAGCCATCATCGAGGTGAGTAGTTACGGTGGTGATACAACCGGGTACCAAATTCCATTCAACCTTCACTATACCGGCGCAAGGACAAAGGGAACTTTTGATCCTACAACTAAAACATTTACTGCGGGGTCTTCTGGATCCGGAGAATAGGAGTGATGTAGATGAAGAGTCTTAAATTTAACGAAGGTCTTGAAAGCTTTGTGGTAAATGACGATCCGGGCAGGGTGATCTATTTTAACCCTGCTGATCCAGAAATTATAAACCGTCTGCTAAAAATGCAGAGTGATTTTAAAGACTACAAGCCAGAGGAAGACATAGAACTGAAACCTGATGGAAGTCCTAAAGATGAACTTGAAAAAGAAGCTGCCTATGTGGCGGAATTTACAAAGGCCATGAGAAAAGCCATCAACGATGTGTTCAATGCAGATATGTTTGATACCATCTTTAATGGGCAGTCGCCGCTTTGCATTGTTGGCACCAGAGGGAAAGAGAAATACTTATTTGAGGAAGTCATAGATGCGCTAATGGGGCTTATGGGACCTGCCATTGAGGCATATAACCGGAAGTCAGAAAAGAAGATGAATAAGTATCTGGGAGATATTTGAAAATGATCGGGGCCTTGCCGGTCAGCTTGAATGTAGGCGGAGTGGAGTATCCCATTGAAACAGATTTTAGAAACATTTTGATCGGATTAACCGCCTGTGCTGATCCGGAGTATAACGATAGAGAAAGGCTATACATATTGATGAAGCGACTCTTCCGGGATCATTTAAAGGTAATCCCGGAAGATTACATTACAGAGGCGGCAGAAAAGGCTAAATGGTTTATTGACTGTGGTCAGGTGGCAGAAGATAAAAAGCCTCCTTTAAAAGTTATTGACTGGGAGCAGGATGAACCTATTATCTTTCCAGCAATAAATAAATTAGCCCATAGGGAGGTCCGATCTGTGGAATATATCCATTGGTGGACCTTTATGGGTTACTTTATGGAAATTGAAGATGGGACGTTTTCTATGGTTCTTGGGATTCGTCAGAAGATTGCAAAGGGAAAGAAGCTGGAGAAATGGGAAGAAGAATTTTATCGTAACAACAAAGCTCTTTGCGATATTAAGACCCGTTACACGCTGGAAGAACAGGCAGATATTGATTATTTAAACAATGTTTTTGGGTAGGCGCCGCATGACGTCTTATTTTATGCCCGGGGAAGAGGTGAGAGCATGGCTTTTGATGGGAGTCTTAAATTTGACACTAAGGTGGACACGAGCGGTTTCGATGAAGGTAGTTCGACACTAAAAAATGCAATGGAAAAACTTACATCTACCATAGAAAGATTATCGGATAACATCACAAGGTCTTTCCACGGAGCAGGCAAAGCGGTGGAGGGAGCTGGAAGCAGCGCAGAAAACACCGCATCACAGGTAGAAGAGATAGCGAAAGCTGCAAAGAAGGCCAATGATGAAACTGCGGCGCTTAAGGGGCAAATGGATGAAATCGCTGTGAGTCATGGCGAAAAAGCTGCAGAATCTATGGCAGAACCACAGGCTTCACATGTACCAGGAGAGTATCAGGTGTACGGAAACGAAGTCCAGGAATTTGTGGATAATTACGTAAAAGATATGGGAAAAGCGTCGGAATCCACCAATGAATTTAAGTCAGAAATCGAATCTCTTTCAGGGCAGTTAAAGCAGATGGAATCCCAAGGATTATATTTTGGAGATGAAGAGTATGATGAAGCGTACTTTAAGCTTGCTAAAATAAAGCAGGCATTAGCTGACTACAAGCGGGAGATTACCAGCCCTACTCCAGATGCAGTTATTCCGGTCAAACTCGACTCGTCTTCCTTTGCCGGGCAGATTCAGGAGCTTAAACAAGAACTTGCAGTTTTGAGCGCTAAGGGAATTACATTAGGCATGCCGGAGTACGACGAGGTGTACCTTAAGCTTCAGAAGGTGATGGCAGCCCAAAAACAATATGAGGCTTATCTAAAAAATCTGGCTCAATTGTCCAATCAGACAGGTGAGGCGATCACGAGCGAAGGCGCTGCCGCCAGCACGACAGCCTCACACATGACCGAACTTGCCAGAGAGAAGGCTAAGGCATCAACAGAGAATAAAAAGCTTGGAAATAAGGCAGAACAGACATCTGGCAAACTTAGAAAGGAAGGCGCGGGAGCAAAATGGCTATCCGCTATGCTCGGCATAGCCGCAAAAACACTGTCAAAGGTGGGAAATAGATTTGCGCATACAGGAAGGCAGGCCACTTCCGCCAGCAGAGGGTTAGGCAGCATTTTGAGTAAGATGATTCTATTTTCGGCAATCCGAAAGATCATCAGTGGGATTACATCTGCCTTCAAAGAAGGGATACAGAATTATGCCCAGTATTCCAGCAACTTCAATTCGATTATGAGTTCATTTATTTCCACCACGGCTCAATTAAAAAACAGTGTTGCTGCAGCTTTTTCACCAATTACGTCAATAGTCATACCTGCCCTAGATGTACTGGCTCAAAAGTTGATCTATGTAATAAACCTGATCGGCCAATTTTTGGCGGCCCTGTCTGGGAAGGGAATGTTTACAAAAGCGGTAAAAGTCAATAAGGATTATGCTGATGGCCTGAAAAAGACAGGAGGAGCAGCAAAGAAGGCAGGAAATGATATTAAGAAAGCCCTTGCTCCTTTTGACGAACTAAAGCAGATCCAACAGCAGGCAAACGATTCCGGAGCCAACGGGGCCGGAGGTGTGGATCCGTCCCAGATGTTTACAGAGTCGAAGATTGACAGTGAAATCAGTGATTTCGCAGGTCGTATTATGAAAGCTTTTAAGGCTGGAGATTTTGCAGCAATCGGTCAGATCATTGGAGAAAAGATAAACGACGAAGTTCAGAGATTCACCAATTTTATCAGCTGGGATAATGCTGGTGCAAAGATCACGGCCTTTGTCACCGATTTTACGGATTTATTCAACAGCCTTGTTAGAACAATAGACTGGTATTCCATTGGAGTTATGATGGGGACAGGTACCAATACCCTGGTTAATACTCTATATTTGCTTATAACTCAGCTTGACTGGGGTCTTATTGGAGAAGCATTTGCCCTGGGATTGAACGGAACAATAGATACCATTGACTGGGCAAAGATCGGACTTTTGTTTGCGGTAGGCTTGGGCAGTTTATTTACTATGGCCTCACACTTTGCTGAAACATTTGACTGGACTGGATTCGGTAGCTCTATCGCATTAAGTCTCAGTACGTTTTTCCAAAACTTTGACTGGGCAGGAGCCGGGACAGCGGTCAGCGATATCGTAATAGGTTTATTAGATGCATTGATCACTTTTGTTGTAGAAACTGACTGGTGGGCATTCGGGGAAGGTGTTGCAACATCTCTGGAAAATATAGACTGGGCCACGGTAGCAAACAGGCTGTTTATGGCAATCGGGGCAGTACTTGGCGGTATTGCTGCCTTTTTAGGTGGTTTAATATCAGATGGAGTAGAAGCCGCTCAGACATATTTCCAAGAAAAGATTGAAGAGTGCGGCGGGAATGTGGCTCAGGGAATTCTAAAAGGGATTGGAGATGCACTGGTTGGAATCGGGGCCTGGGTGAAAAAGAATGTATTTGAGCCTTTTATCAATGGGTTTAAAGATGCATTCGGCATTCATAGTCCATCTACCGTCATGGCTGAAATGGGTAAATACCTTTGGGACGGGTTCTGCAATGGAATAAAGAACTTCTTCTCAAATCCAGGGGCATTCATAAAAACCAATATTACAGATCCTTTTGTAAATGGGATTAAGGGGCTTCTTGGTATCCATAGCCCTTCTACAGTACTCAAGGAAATTGGAGGGTATACAGTTGACGGGTTCAATCAGGGAGTGGAAAACGGTCAAAGCAACTCACAGAGTATAGTTCAAAAATGGGCTTCCGGTATTTCAAACTGGTTTACCAGCAAGCTAGGCCTTTCAGGAAACAATTCAGATGAATCAAAGAAATGGGGCACCGGAATCATATCCGGTTACAACGGTGCTATAAGCCAGGATTATACAAAATCACAGAGTATAATGGAGACCTGGGCAGACAGCATTCGGAAATGGTTCATCGGAGAGGGAGAAGGAAAAGGCGTAAACGAAGCATCATGGAAGAAATTTGCGAATCAGATCATTATTGCTTTTAATGAGAGAATGCAATCAGGATTTTCCGATTCACGTACACCTATGGAATCATGGTCAAATAACCTAAGGACATGGTTCTGGGGTGATTCCAATTACACAGGAACCGGTGGACTGTACAATTTGTTTTACATGATGGCAAAGCGTATCAATGAAGGGTTTGCAAACGGTATTTCCGACTTTTCAAATCTGACAAAAGCAGCAATGACAAAGTGGGCGCAGGGTGCCATACATGAAGCGAAAGAAGGGCTTGATATTCATTCGCCGTCAAGAGAATCATACTCTATTGCAGAGTATTTTATCCAAGGATTTAACAATGGTATCTCTGACATGGCAAAGTCTTCCGCAGGGGCTGTCAAGAGTTGGCTCGATGGTGTTAGAGATGTACTTGATGAAGCCGATCTGCAGCTCTCCGCAGGAATTAATATTCCAAACGCAGCTGCCTATCTGCCAAAGATGGCGCAGGGTGTTATTGTGCCTCCCAGAGCAGGAGAGTACCAGACACTTAAAAACTCTACAGAGGGTAATTCCTTCCTAGAGGGACTATCAGAGCTTATTAAGCAATTGAAGTCTGCTGGAGGACAGGGCAGCTCTTCTGATGAAGGAAATATAAATCTGACTCTTAATATTGGCGACGATATTTACCGGACTGTAGTCAGAAAGAATCAACAAGTAATCGATTCAACAGGTGTAAATCCATTAATGGGATAAAGGAGGGAGAATATGGCATTTCAAGGCTGGATGGTAAAGTTCGGGAATACAGTTCTCCCGAATAGCTACTTAGAAAAATACGATGAAACACCAAACCAAAGGCTGGAGCTTGACGCCTACAGGGAATCAGCCACGGCAGCGCTTAGGAGGACCACTTCTCCCTACTTTAAATCAAAGATAGAAATACCTATCCGTAAACTGTATTATGGTGAAAAGATAGTCTTAAAGGCTATTGTAGATTCTGGAATTACCAATGCAGTGGAACGAAAGGTGAACCTTACATACTGGAATAGCGAGATCATGGACTATGCAAGTGGCGAATTCTATATGCCAGATATTAAGTACACGATCAATCATATAGACAGGAACCGGCTGAACATGGTCTATGATCCATTTACCATAACTTTGATAGAATATTAGGAGGCGATAGGGTGTTAAATGTTCCAGAGGAAATAAAAGCCTTGTATCGGAAACCAAACAGCTCCATTGATACATGGCGGATATTCAAAATGAAATTTTATGATAAAAAGGATTTTGATGCAGGAACCGATACACCAATTTGCATCATAGACGGAACCCAGGTGCCAGATGATAACCTTGTATTGACTCAGGTATTATGCTCCACGGAATCCCTGGCATTTGGACAGTGCGGAGCTGCTATGGTAGAGGTGACGGTATCCAATGTATTAATGGATCTAACCGGGAAATGGTTCACATTATCCTTAGAGGCAGGCGGCTATGAAATGATGTTAGGAATCTATAAGGTTCAAAGCTTTGAGCGTCAGGCAGACAGGAATAAGAAAAAGATTGTAGCCTACGATCGAATGCTTAATTTCGCCGTAGACGTAGCTGACTGGTATCAGGGACTAGAGTTTCCTATGACCCTGAAACAGTTCCGTACAGCCTTGTGTGAGCGCGCAGGGGTATCGCAAAAAGAAGTTACCTTGCCTCTTGACGACATGCAGATATCAAAGACGATTGACCCTTCACAGATATCTGGGCGTGATGTAATGAAAGCCATCTGTGAGATAAACGGGTGCTTCGGTCAGATTGATAATACCGGAAAATTTAAGTATGTTTTCCTCGGATCGTCAGGTCTGTATCCGTCGGAAGAGTTATTTCCGGCAGAGGATTTATACCCTTCTGAAATGCAGGGGGAGAACTTATCACATCTTAGAGAAGCCAATTATGAGGATTTTCTTGTGAAAGGTATTGATAAGGTCCAGATCAGGCAGGAGGAAGGGGACGTAGGGGCCGCCTACGGCCTTGGTACTAATACTTATACCATACAGGGTAATTTCCTCGTCTACGGCAAAGGAGCGCAGGAACTGCTGAATATAGCGGCTACAGTGCATGAGAATATCGGGCGGAAGACATATCGACCATGTAAGATTGTAACTCAGGGGCTTCCCTGGGTAGAACCGGGGGACGGGATCATCTGTTATACCTCTGATGATGTAATTGAGACTTATTGTCTGAAACGGACCATAAAAGGCATTCAGGCAATGATGGATACATTTGAGGCCCAAGGAACCAGAGAGAGAAAAGAAAACTTTGGGATTGGCACGCAGATCATACAGCTGGAGGGGAAAACGGCGATCATAAAGAAGTCCGTGGAAGAAGTATCTGTAAGGGTAACTGATTTGAAGGCAGAAACCGAAGCACAGTTTGCAATCACAGCCGATCAGATCCTTGCGGAAGTAACCAGGGCGAAACAGGCAGAAGCTTCATTGAGCATTAGGGCGGACCAGATAGCTTTATCTGTTACTAACCTTGCGAATGATACTAATTCCAAGTTTATACAGACGGCAGATCAGATATCCCTAAAGGTAAGTAAAGGGGAAGTTTCTTCTCAGTTGTCAGTGGAACCAAATGCCGTTACTATTAAAACAAACCGGTTGTCGTGGGAATCTAACTATTCCAGTATGACAAGTGAAGGAAAACTGACCTGTAGGAATATTGTTGCTACTAATGGTACTTTCACTGGAAATCTGGAATCTCAAACATTTTATGCCAATGGGAGCGCCGTTGGATTTGGTGATTATTACGTGAGTGCTAATGGTAGTAATCTATTGAGGTCTAATAATGGCTGGTTTAGAGCAAATTCACAGGGACCGCCTGCTGGTAGTCCTGGAGGAAATTATGCTTCTTTATATATTGGTGGTAATGGGTATGGCGGAATTGAATTACTAGGTACCGGGAAGATTACAACTGGAGGAAGTGTACAATGTGATGCTACGTTTTGTACAAGTGATGTAAGCATTGATGCTCTTGGTACTGAAACAGGCTGGGGTAGCTCTTGGAAATCTGTCAAAAAAAACATAGTTTCACTATGGGCGGAAATTGAAAATATAAAAAGCTCAATGTAAACAATTTATGAGGAATCCCTTGACTTTATTCATATGAATATATTAGAATTATTATATAAATTTATGAAAAGGGGATTAGTTATGAGAAAAATTAGACAAACATTAATTGTTGCATTTTTAATGAGTTTATATACATCATTTGTTGCTTTTGGTTTACCAGAAGGAATGGCCGCAATAGGAAATGATGTTTATTCAGAAGTTTATCGTTATGTTTATGAAGACAGAACTTATGCGGTTAATGCGTGGAAACAGGCAAGAGGTGATTGGTATTATTTCGGAGAAGATGGAATATCTAAACAAAGCACTTGGGCCGAAATAGATGGCAAGTGGTACTATTTTGACCAGTGGAGCATCATGCTTCACGACACCACAACCCCAGATGGCTACATTGTAGGCTCAGATGGGGCATGGATACAGGAATAAAATAAAACTATTACAGAGAGCGAGGACTGATTCCCCGCTCTTTTTGTATGCCGAAAGGAGAGAGAAGAATGGTAAAGGATTTAATTAAACTTGAGAACAGAGGTAGATCAACGTACGTTTCTGTAGCGGAAATCGAAGTTGGAAAGGCGCTTAAAGGGGTCTCATTTGACCAGTCAGGTGAGAACCTAAATAGTCCCGCTATTACAGCCACTATTGATATCAGGGAAATGCTGCAAGTCTTGGCTAAAATCACACCAGAACAGCTGGAGGAGGCTAAGGAAATTATGAAACCGTATTTAAAGGGATATGAAAGAACTACCACCGAAGATGGCGATAGTTCTTTGGAAGTTTTTGTTTAGTTTTTAATTGACTGCGCGAATAAAATCGTTCTGTCCAAGACTTTTATAACCGGAAAAACATTATACTGATATTCTATGTACCCGGCTGATTCGAGTTCATAAAAATAAGAATCTGCATCTGCGCCAAGCACGATATCCATGGTATCAATTTCGGTTTTTCCGGTTTTGTTGTAAATTTCGCAGATTTTAAACAAGAGTTTATCAGCTTCGGGGTGTAGTCTTCCCATACCGCATCCCCCTTTCTTCTGTACTTGGCCGGACAGGGCCTGTAATCACAGTATAGAAGATTTGGGAGAATATGGCAAATAATCTTTACGAAAGGAGAGTCCATGAAAAAAGTAATTACATACACAGAAGAACAGGTGTTGCAAATTCAATACATGCTGAACGCTGTTACCGTAACTGGAATCCAGAATGCCAAGCAGATAGCAGCCATTGCACAAATGTTGGAGTTAGGAACCCCGGGAGAAATCAAGGAGCAGGAAGCAGATAAGAAAGAGGGTGCCAGTTAAATGGCTTATGGACCATACTACTACATAACAGACTGGAGAAATGAACCTTCGCAGGAAACGCCCATAAACCGTACAAATCTTCTTAAAATTGAGAACGGTATCAAAGAGGCAGATAACCGGATCGTGCAGCTAGACGCTAAAAAGGCGGAGCAATCTCTTGTAAATACTTTGGTAAAGGAAATCACCCTGGACACGGATACAGGGATCCTGACAGTTACCCAGCAGAATGGAACCGTAACAACTTACGATCTGGCTATTGAAAAGGTGGTTGCGAACTTTGATATCAATGATGATAATGAGCTAGTCCTTACCCTGGCAGATGGTACACAAAAGGTAATTGACCTTACCCGATTTGTCTATTCCGTGGATAGTACAGCTACCATTTCCATGAAGATCCTGAATCGGACCATAACAGCGGAGATAGTAGACGGCTCTGTTACTATGGCTAAACTGGACGCTTCCATACAGATGGAGCTTCGGCAATATATGCTTGATGCCCAGGCCGCCAGAGATATGGCTCTCCAGTATCAGAATAATGCCAAGACCTTCCGAGATCAGACAGAGGTAATTGCAAACGAGGCCGTAACGGACATAGCCGCAGCCGGGGGCCGGGTAGATGAAACCTTGACTGATTTTAATACCAAACTGATGAATGGATATTTCAATGGTCCTATGGGTCCGCAGGGGCCACAAGGAAATCAGGGTGCCACGGGAGCAACCGGAGGACAGGGTCCACAGGGAATTCAGGGGATCCAAGGTCCACGTGGATTACAGGGCGAACGGGGATTTGATGCCGTAGTGACGCAGGCGAATGGAAACTATGCTTTTCAGATTCGGGAAAACGGGCATTTGTATGTTCTGTTTTCAGATGCTTCCGCAGATCCGCCCCCGGTACACATTAATGAGTCAGGACATTTTATTGTAAGGTTAGGAGGATAATATGGCAGTTGTTGAATTAGATTTAGGCAATGTAAAGGGACCGCAGGGCATACAGGGGATCCAGGGGGAAACGGGTCCACAGGGGCCAACCGGAGCCACAGGCGCAACCGGTGCAAAGGGTGATACTGGTCAGCGCGGTAGCCTCTGGTATAACGGAACCGGAATAACCGGTACAAGCACAACCGCCACAGTATTTAGCGGATCAGGAGTGACAGCAGCCCTTGTAAACGACTATTACCAAAATACGGGCACAGGTGCAGACAGAGGCCGGATATATCGGTGTACGGTAGCCGGTGCCGCCACGGTGGCTAAATGGGTGTATGCGGGTACTAATTTAGGGCCGCAGGGAGAACAGGGGATTCAGGGAGAAACAGGAGCGACAGGAGCAACCGGGCCTAAAGGGGATACCGGGGCAACCGGAGCTACCGGATCAAAAGGTGATAAAGGCGATAAAGGTGATAAGGGTGAGACTGGTCCGGCCGGGCCAAATGCAGCAAACTTAATCAGTGCCACAGACGTTCAGGGATTGGTTGGTGCTGCTGGGGGAAGTTCCACAGTCCAGCTTCTTATCAATGCGATTGCGGATAAAGTTGCCACTAAATTACTGTTAAAAACTGATGTGGTTAGCCAAATTGTAAACGATGCTTCCAAGGCTGCCAGCATGGCGGCCCTGTACTCTGTTAACCAAACGGTTACTACACTAAATAGCAATTTTGTTAGCAAATATGATGATGCCATTGCATTGGAACAACAAAATCAGTTGATCCGATTTGGTAAGGATAAAGGTAATATTATAAATGTATCACTGTCCATCGCATCTCCTGTTACATGGGCGGGGAATCCTTTTATAATTGCTACGTTACCGACTGAATATCGGCCGCGAAAAATAGAATACATGGTGTGTTACGCAAACTCAGGGGTAGCGCTCATTCAAATACATACCGATGGTCGTATTATTACGTATACACAGATTAGTAATTCCTTGTGTTACGGGTCAGTTGTTTATTTGGGTTAATAATCATTTAGCTTGTAACATAAGAAACCTGTCCTTCTGCGATGGCGCCAGCCGGAACATTGGTGCCCGAATAATTAGCCAAGCTAATTTCACCAGATGTGGTAATGGTTAAATATAAGGTGATATTCTGACATACTATCACCGATTTTGTTGTAACCATAGGCCAACTGCCGTTGTTCAGAGTTATTAATCTTATAGTAGACCCAGATGGAAAACTATTTGTAAACTGTAACCCACCGAAAGATAATACAGATATTCTGCCGACATTCTGATAGTAAATTAGTCCAGCGGAAAAATCGCCTCCAGTCATATTTATATCACCACCTGATACTATTAAATTGCTATTTAACGTAGAACCGGAGCTGTCCCAAAACAGCAGAAAGAGAGTAATCTATGGATAAAAACGAACCATGGAAAGAATATATGAGCCATCGTGGACCGGGGCCAGATGATCCCGGGCTACAAGGAGAACCGGGAGAATCGGGAGTAGTACAGTGGTTCAATGTTGAAAGTGATGTGATGCTAGAAATCATGTGGAAGAGCGTCAGCAAAGAACCCTTAATGAAAAGGGAAGAAAAAAATGAGTACATGATACACTATTCTTGCCCTACTTGCAGCAATCATTTATTATGTTCAGATGGATATAAGGGGTCAGGAATAAAAACAAATTATTGTCCTGATTGTGGACAAAAGCTTGATTGGAGTAAGATACCCAATTATAAATGGTTGTAGGGATCAACGAAATAATATACGTGTAAAACCATGGGAGCCACCGGCTCTTATTTTTATGTCCGAGAGGCAGGAAGGAGCTTTATGAGCAATATTATAAACATTGAAAAAATCAAATTTGGCGATCAGGAATTTGATCTGGTCGCTGCAGGTGTGAATCTTAGCGAATCGGGAGGTACTATCACTTTCCAGAAAGGGAGATTGACCTTTGATGAGATCGAAACAATCTTGAAAGCTAATAACAGTATTATCCAGGTTGGATTATCCGGTGAAGCTGATTGGAAACGGTCAGATTTGGTATATGCCGGAAGGCTGACTAAACAGTCCGATTATGTAATCAGGTTAGAAGAGGATGGAATAACAGAGGTTAAGGCCGATGTAATGATCGCAGCTTTCAGAACGCCTGATTTAAATGAAATAGTAGCGGCGCAGGCTGCAGAAATCAAAGCACTAACCGCAACCGTTGATACGTTAGTATTATCAAGTCTGGAGGGATAAATATGTTTGAGACATTATTGAGATTATTTGATGGCGGTAAGGGGCAGTTGACGGCGGCAATGCTTGCAAACGCGGTTATAAAGAAATGGATCACCGAAGTTCAGAAACAGGAAATTCTTGCATCTAAAAATTAAGGAAGAATGAGGATTATGAGAATGAAAAAGGATATCTTATGTACGGGGCTTGGTATAGCGGCAACGATTGGAACTAAAATGTTTGGGGGCTGGACACCGACATTGAACATTGTAATTATTATGATGGGACTTGATTTGTTCGCCGGGTTTATGGTGGCGGCTGCATTTAATAATTCCCCTAAATCCGAAAGCGGAGCGGCGGATTCAAAGGCTATGTTTAGAGGAATATGTAAAAAGATTATGATGCTATGCTTGCTTGCAGTAGCCCATCAAATTGACTTAGTATTAGGGGTTGATTATATTATGTTAGCCACTACATACGGTTTTATTGCAAATGAAGCCCTGTCAATAGTAGAGAATGCAGGGCTAATGGGTATTGTAAAATCTGAGGTGCTTACAAATGCCATAGAGGTGCTGAAAAGTAAGGGGAATAAATCAGAGTAGATATTAATTATTTTGGCCTGGGTGAATCCTGGGCCTTTTTTGAATGGAGGAATCAGCATGACAGCAGAACAGAAAAGGCAGATGGTATGTGATAAGTATGCAACGCTCATAGGCCGTAACATCTATAATCAGAATTTGCGTGATTACTGTTTCAAGAAGTACTCAGATGGTAATTATTATAGCGATTGCAGCAGTTCAATATGCTATAGCTATCAAGAGGCCGGGTATGGCTTCGGAAACCTCAATACAGCAGGGATATACCAGTCAGGTAAGCTGACTACCGTTGATGCAGATATAGCCGCAGGTATCCCGGATATATCGCGCTTGCGTACTGGGGGTCTGTTAGAGTTTGCCGGGACGGATGCCAGCAGGCCGCTTAAGATCGGGCACGTGGAAATGTACTGCGGTAATGGTATTATCTGCGGCCACGGCAGCGGTAGGCCGTCCTACAAGGATATAGTGGCATATTGTAAGGACCGGTACAATTCATTCGCTCCTGGCGGCTGGCGTAAGGGCCTCGTGTGTGTTAGGAGATACATACAGGACGATGTTGTGCCGGCACCAGAACCGGTTAAATTATCAGGTTGGAATCAGGAGCCAGACGGGTGGAGATTATATCTTGGAAATACAGGTGAACCGGTACGGGATAGCTGGTATCTGGATTCCGATGGCACATGGTACTGGTTCGACGCAGCCGGCATTATGGTGTCAAGCACTTGGTATCAGTACAAGGGGGATTGGTATTACCTGGGCGCTGACGGGGCCATGGTTAAGGGCTTGCAGGCTTCTGGTAGCAAGTGGTATTACCTGGACAAGGACGGCAAGATGGCAACGGAGCCTGTGGCACTTACACCGGATAAAGACGGAGCGCTGCAGTATCCAGGATTAGCAGAATAGGAGTTATGGGTAGGCTCAGAACGGGCCTATCCTTTTTTATTAAATAAAATCAACGAAAGGATTGATAATATGTTAGTAGAGATTACAAAGATCAACAAAGAAGAAGTAACCGTGGTGAGCAGTCTTGATGTGGCCGATACGTTCAGTAAAGAGCATAAGAATGTATTAAAAGATATCCGAGAGTTAGGCTGCAGTGAAGAATTCGGACGGCTAAATTTTGAGCTGTCCTATTATATTAACTCTCAAAACAAAAGGCAGCCGATGTACTACATCACAAAAGATGGTTTTACAATGCTTGCAATGGGTTACACTGGCGATCTTGCTATGAAATTCAAGGAAGCCTACATCAAGCAGTTTAAATCCATGGAAAAACTCCTTCAAGGAAAGCTGATCGAAAGGGAAAAAGGTATAGCAGTAAGGCAATCGCTAACCAAAGCCATACAGCAATCCAGTGAAAACGAGCGAATGCACGGTCACGCATACTCGACCTATACAAATTGTATTTATAAGGTTATCTTCGGCATAGACGCTAAGAAGTTACGGGAAAAGTATGAAATCGGAAACAATGATGATCTAAGAGACTGTTTCACTGCAGAAGAGTTAAAGGCGGTTCAATCCATGGAGCGCCTGGTAAGCGGCCTTGTTGATTGCGGCTGGGGGTATGACCAGGTCAAGGCATTCATAGAGCAGACCAATACAAAGCTGCTTGCTGGATAAATTATATAGGCGGTTTCCTCACGGAGCCGCCTTTTTTATTGTTATAAAACCATTATCCACTTGCAACTTATGACATAGAAAATCAACTTGAATCCGTATCGTATACCGCCGAAAACCGCATCACACCTATATTCATGGACCGGCTCACCGTCATAGCATTTATTGTCTGTACATTTTATCTTTATATCTGATACAGTTTGCAAAACCCCGTCCTCGCCCTCGAATTTAAAAAGTAGCGGTCGCGGAGGGCAGCCGGGAGCATACCAGGCCATGCAAGCAATGGGGTATGTACGGCCTCTTATTATACCGCTATCAATTTTCCTTACATTTGTCCCGATTCCAAATACTCCCATGCATTTTCCTACCTATCATAGTACTGTTCAAACCACTTCGGTTGTCTTTGGTCGTTCATTTCCTTTTTATTATCGGGCTTACGATAAAATCCGCAGCCTGTATGGTCAGCTCCACAGCTTTCCTTGTCTCTAATGTAATGGGGACACCTATTAATGTCTGGCGCAAGCCCACATATTCCCTGCAT